AAGAACGCTTGGTATTATTTAAACGACAATGAGATGAAAAAACCTTGGGACGAATCGTGAGCCTAGATACTATGATAGTAGAGAGAAAATATGGAATATAACCCTTACAAAATAGATGGCCCTGCACTAATTAGTTTTAGTGGTGGCAGAACTTCTGGGTTCATGCTGTGGAATATAATACAAGCGCATGGCGGAACATTGCCCGATGATGTATATGTAACCTTTGCCAACACAGGCAAGGAAGCTCCAGAAACATTGGACTTTGTGCATGAGGTCTCTGAGAAGTGGGGCGTGAAAATACATTGGCTTGAATTGTACTTTGGTGAAGAGCGTCCAGTCTATCGAACCAAAGAGGTTACATACGAAACAGCAAGCAGAAATGGTGAGCCCTTTGAAGCTTTGTTGGATCGCAGACAATACTTACCCAATCCTGTTACAAGATTTTGCACAAGCGAACTGAAGATAAAAGTTATGTATAGATTTATGCGAAAGCTTAGAGGACACAAAAACTGGGAAAATGTTATTGGCCTTAGATACGATGAGCCTCGAAGAGTAGCAAGTGCAATGAGACAATACGAGGTGTGGACAAATGTTACACCAATGAATGATGCAAAGCACACAGTCAAAGATGTCACAAATTTTTGGGAGAAACAAAACTTTGATTTAAACCTAACAAACTTTGGTGGCAAAACCTTGGCAGGCAACTGTGATCTGTGCTTTCTTAAAGGCAAGGACACAAAGGTTAAACTGCTGCAAGAGAGACCTGAGATGGCAGATTGGTGGATCAAACAAGAACAAAAGTTTGGTGATCATGCTGGTGCTACCTTTAGGAAGGATGGCCCCACTTACATTGACTTGCTAGACATTAGCAAAGAATCTGGATACAAGGAGCAAGATTTGTTTGATGAACAGATGACATGTTTTTGTCATGATTAAACTAGACAAGCCAGCACTCAAAGAATCGGTGGCTGATACGTTCATGGGCACAGCGATCAATCTGCCCCTGGTGTGGTTGGTGTTATCTTTGTGCTTGATGTTCACGCACAACGCATTCATCATCTCATTGGCACAAGCTGGGGTGTTAACAGTGGTGGCAATCATTAGAAGGTATTGCACACGCATGTATTTTAAAAGGAGGGAGAGTAGATGATTAAGATATTAGATATCTGTTCAGGGATAGGAGGATTCAGCTTGGGACTAGAAGCGACTGGTGGTTTTGACACAGTTGCTTTTTGTGAGTTCGATGACTTTTGTTGTAAAGTATTAAACAAACATTGGCCAAACGTACCAATATATAAAGATTTAAAGGAGATAGGAAATGAACCAGAAAGAATTATTCAAGAATTTGACCTCATCTGCGGAGGCATCCCCTGTCAGCCGTTCAGTCTCGCAGGCAAACAAAAAGGCAAGGAAGATGACAGACACCTCTGGCCGTACATGTATGAAATTGTTAAATCCAAGAAACCCACTTGGGTCATTGTCGAAAACGTTGGTGGCTTCGTCAATGTGGCACTCGACGATGTCTGTCTTGACTTGGAAACCCAAGGTTACGCCACGCAATCGTTTATTATTCCAGCTTGCAGTGTCGAAGCACCCCACAAAAGAGACAGAATCTGGATCCTCGGAAAGCTTATGGCCGACACCGAGAGCAACGGAGAGGATGGGGTACTACGAACAACCGAGTCCGAGCATGATCAAGGGGACACACGGATGGAGTCTTCCAGCAGCAGTGACGGACGAAGCGAGCGAGAAGTCTCACAGGATGTGGCCAACGCCAACTACACAGGAGATAGAACACCCGGACGCACAACTGACGGAGACAGGCAGAAGACTGTCGAAGGATGGCAAGAACAGTCACAGCTTGAACTTAGCAGACACAGTAAAAATGTATCCGACACCGAGAGCCTGCGACTTAGAGGGAGGAGTGGTGAAGAATGTCGATCTCCACAATGGCAGTTTCTCCAGGAAGAACAAGAAGGGAGTCAGATACGGGGTGAAATTGAAGGATGCGGTGCATCATTTGATGAATCTACCGACACCTCAAGCATCGGATTGGAAGAACATGGACACCGCCAACCAGAAGATGTTAGCCACACAAGCGAAGACTTGGCCTACGCCGAGAGCAAACAGTGCGATGGCTGCAACGATGACGCCAGAATCAGCTTGGAAGGGCAACAGATTCCCCAATCT